GCCTCCGGGGAGACGTCTCAGGGCTCACGGGAAACGTCTCGGGTCTCGCGGGAAACGTCTCGCGTCTCGCGGGAAACGTCTCGAAACTCCGGGGAGACGTCTCAGGGCTCAAAGGAAACGTCTCGGGAATCCGGGGAGACGTCTCGGACCTCCGGGGAGACGTCTCGGGTCTCCGTGGAAACGTCTCGGGTCTCACAGGAGACGTCTCGGGTCTCGTGGGAGACGTCTCGGTAATCCCTATGGAGGCGCGTGAGGCGCATCCTGAGATTAGCTATTGGGTAGAGGAGGAGAAGTCATGACGCTTTCCTGGAAACAGACACGCGATGCCTGGCTAGCTGAGGTGCACGACGCTTTGGATAGAGGGGAGCATGCCGGGCACATCTGGGATGCAGACGACGAGCTGTGGTGGGCTTTATTCAAAAGAGCCCAAGGTGACCTGCGAGCTTCGCAGGACGAGCGCCTCCGGTACACGTTGCTGGCCCGTAAACGAGACGCAAACAAATAAATCCTACGTTGACTAGGCCATCTACTACATGGAAAACAACATGAAAAACAAACCGCTGCGTAGAGTCTCGAACCTCCGGGGAGACGTCTCGAAACTCACAGGAAACGTCTCGAACCTCCGGGGAGACGTCTCGAACCTCACGGGAAACGTCTCGAGCCTCACAGGAGACGTCTTGGGTCTCGTGGGAGACGTCTCGAGCCTCACGGGAGACGTCTCGGGCCTCACGGGAGACGTCTCGAACCTCACGGGAAACGTCTCGGAAATCTGGGGAGACGTCTTGGGTCTCGTGGGAGACGTCTGGGGTCTCGTGGGAGACGTCTCGGGCCTCACGGGAAACGTCTCGGAAATCTGGGGAGACGTCTTGGGTCTCGTGGGAGACGTCTCGGGCCTCCGGGGAGACGTCTCGGGCCTCATGGGAAACGTCTCGGGCCTCATGGGAAACGTCTCGGGCCTCCGGGGAGACGTCTCGAGCCTCACAGGAGACGTCTTGGGTCTCGTGGGAGACGTCTCGAGCCTCACAGGAGACGTCTCGAACCTCACGGGAAACGTCTCGGGCCTCACGGGAAACGTCTCGAGCCTCGTGGGAGACGTCTCGAGCCTCATGGGAGACGTCTCGAACCTCGCAGGAAACGTCTCAGGGCTCACGGGAAACGTCTCGGGCCTCCGGGGAGACGTCTCAGGGCTCACGGGAAACGTCTCGGGCCTCCGGGGAGACGTCTCAGGGCTCACGGGAAACGTCTCGGGTCTCGCGGGAAACGTCTCGCGTCTCGCGGGAAACGTCTCGAAACTCCGGGGAGACGTCTCAGGGCTCAAAGGAAACGTCTCGGGTCTCGCGGGAAACGTCTCGGGCCTCCGGGGAGACGTCTCAGGGCTCACGGGAGACGTCTCGGGTCTCGTGGGAGACGTCTCGGTAATCCCTATGGAGGCGCGTGAGGCGCATCCTGAGATTAGCTACTGGGTAGAGGAGACGACGTGAGTGATACTGGGAACAGGATGCAGTCTGAGGTGGCCACACTCCCGATCGACGCGCAGGCGCGCAAGGACACCCCGCTTGTCTCGGGGTGCCTCGATTATTTCCCAGCTGCACTTGCAGAAGTGGCGCGGCTCTCCCGGGTCGCAAACGAGCAACACAGCCCGGGTGAGCCCATGCACTGGGCCCGGGGCAAGTCATCCGACCACGCTGATTGCATCGTGCGCCACCTCATGGACCGTGGGACCTTCGATATTGATGGCCAGAGGCACTCGGCCAAGATAGCGTGGCGTGCGCTGGCTTTGCTCCAAATGGAATTGGAGGCTGCCGGGGCCCCGGTCGCGCGGGGTGCACGGGAGCCGACCACGCGTGACTCCCGGGTGTCCCCTAGGTGTTCCGGCTGTTTTTATAACAGCGCCACCTTCTGCGGGCATTGCGCGCACTGCTCTCGGATATATCCCGAGGAGTCAACGGACCTGTTCGATGACGCATTCTAAAAAGTCACACCAAGCGCTAGGCCAGCCTGCCCTGACGAGAGTGCCCAAGCGCCTGCCCAGAAGGGACCCCCGAGCCGGTAATCCACGCGAAGCCCTAGAGCCAAGGGGCCCGCAAGGGGAAGCAGTGGCTCCCTAAGAGAACCTCCGGCCAAAAGCGCAACATGCCAATGAGGTAGGACTGGTGTCTCTAAGCGTACAGCCTCACGTGTACCCTGAATATCTTCGACCGTCACATCCTTATTAGCCTGCACCAACACGTCTCGGGAGCCTTCAACTTCCCTCTCTTGAGTCACGGTGCCCGTGTCCGGTGTGGCCCAGATTGTCCGGGTCACCACTCGAATTCTCTCGACGGTCTCACCCTTGACCTCTACCCTTTTTTCCACGATGCGTTCTCGGTACGTCACCACCTCGTGAGTCTGAATCTCCACACGGGGTGTCCCTCCGAAACGCCCAAGGGCATATGCTGCTACGCCTACCAACACAATAGCAAGCCACGGAACCCAGCGAGGGAGGGGCATTAATGGAATCATGGTGAACCTTTCGCGTGACGTGCTTCAGCGGCCTCGTTTATTGCTCGGATTTCAGCGGCCGCTTTCCTCAGGCGCAGCATGGCGGCTTCGAAATCCGCCTTGGTGGTGTACCCTAGGAGCTTGCGAATTTCCTCAATCACGGGCGGGTCCTTTCACCGAGACGCTCGAGACGTTCAGTGGCGGTGTGTAGTTTTTCGATGGCGGAAGGCAGTGCGACCGTGAGAGGAATCACCTCCCGTAGCGTTGTCTGAATCTGAGCATCAGCCGTACGCCCCTGGCGATACAAAACAATCACCACCAGCGAGAGGATTGTTGAGAGGCCGTAGCCTCCTGCCGAGAAGAGACTGAGGAGGTCGTTGCCCATGGAAAAATCCTATGTCACTGAGCCCCCTTCAGGCAAGGTATTCCACTACGTCAGTTCCACCTTTTTCCAAACCCCACTGCCTACGCACAGCCAGAGATAATACGTCCCAGGGCCCCCGAACCAAATATCCCCGACATGGGCCGTCGAAGGTGGAGCGGCATCCACAACTGGTACGCGCATGCAAATTTGCCCGGTGTCGAAATCTATGCCGGGCCCCGAAGGATTTGTGACGACCAAGGAAGGCCATTCAGAATCCGAGCCCAGCTCAGCTGCATGTGCCGGGGCTCCCCCGCCGGATGCCGTAGAGATGGCCCGCAACGCGGGGTGTCCTCCCAATCCAGAGGTGGCGTCTACTCCGGGCCCTGACGTCGAGGCCTGTCCCAGAAGACCCTTGCTGAATGTTTTCAGCGCGCTGAACGTCTGCGCAACGTTCAGGTTTGCGACCACTGCACCAAGCTGGGCCGTGCCCTTGATGAGAGCCAGACCGGCCCCCAACGCCACACTCACCAGCTCCTCTTGCACATCATTGAGCCACGTCGCGTCAATCTGTGTAGGGAGACGAGGGATTCCAGGGTCGCCTTCCGAGAAATAACCAGCGGGGTAATTGGCGTCGCCATCCGTTCGATGCATGTTCTACCTCGGTTCCTCAGGTGTACACAAAAAGACATTTAATGTGAGCGTGTGCCGCGTCGCGTACCACGGCCTCTAATTGCGCATGTGTCAAAGCACCTAGTTCAGCAGGGCTTACTGTGAGAATCAGCGTGAAAACAAAAGCGGTCCCAAAGCAGCGGTCACCTACGCGCGCGCCGACCCTGCACATGTTCCCAGTCGTAATGGAGAGTAGAGGGTATCCACACGACAGCGTAAGCTTTGCGAAAAAGCTGTAGGACTGTCCGCCTCCTACTGCACTGGTGTACTTTTGAGTAATGGCCAGTCGTCTACCTGCGAGCGTAGCAGGGAGGACGGCTATGAGCATGTCGGGCAGTGAGAGACAGCGCTCCCAGTCCTCAAGTGTTTCGCTCGCTGTTCTTGGGTCGGTCTCTTCCATGAGCTGCAACCCCCTCTGGCGTACCCTCTCAAGCTCATCAGCAATTGCCGAGAGTGTCCTGTAAAGCTTTGAGTCCGTCTCCAAATCCCAGAGCACCCCAGGAGGGAGGAGCCAAATCAGAGCAGCTACCTGCGCAGACACTACAGGTCCGGGTCCGGGGGCGGGCCCTCCTCCGAACGTCCATGCCAGCGGGCCAGGTGCAGGCATTTAGACCCCCGCTATGCTGCGTCCAATTTCGTACCACGTACCGCCATCAGGCACGGCGTTGGACCGGTAATACAGTTCTACCGAATCCCCCGGCATGAGCACTAGAGGCACGCCACCCTTCAACTCCACCTGACTTCCACTCCCACTCGGCACGACGACTCCACTTGTCACGAAACCAACCAGCCTGAGAATGGTGCTGTTGTTGATGCCTCCCGAGGTCAAAGGCGTCGCTGTGAGCGTAACAGGTCCGGTGCCCGTCAGAGGAAGAAGGTTGTAGTTGGTATCTGCCACGGGCAGTGCTTCGCTGCCGTCACCTACCGCAAAATCGTTGTCCAGATTTACCAAATGCATCGCAGGGTGGATGCTCGCGTACGCTTGACCATTCTCGCTCACCTCGAGTGCCCCGGCATTTGAGCGGAGTCGCACACCCCCAGAGGGAGAGAGTGGAGCTGTAGGAGTCGAGACGAGCCCATGGAATTGAGCAGCCTTGATAGCGTTACTCATGTCGGTGAGAGCTGCGGCCAACACGTTCCACTCGGCCCCTAGCACCTTGTTGATGGTGGCCACGCCAGGGTAGGTATCGAGGTCCACCTTACCGGCGGGCAGTGTCTCATTGTCAAAAACAAAACTCATGTGAAGGTCACCATGCCAAGGAAGGGGAGCTGATTGGCGGAATATAGCGTGTCAGCTACAGGCGAGGCAAGGGTGAATGAGTCCACCCCAGCCGCTACACCTATTGCCGTCTGTACCCACGACAGCAGAATCGTACTCCCGGGCAACGCACGTCTTGCCAGCATTGCTGCAAGCTCCGCTCTAACCGCCGCCCGCGTCTCGGGCGTGCTGGGGGTCAGGTGGCAGGTGACGTCAAGAAAAGCTGCCGTGGGCGCAAACACCGTGACGCTGGCGTGCGCGGGTTTCAGCGCATCAAGAACACTCTGAAGCGCTGCTACCTCGCCAACGTCTGGAATGGGCGAGGGGTCCATGTCGCGAACAAACCGAATAAGCACCGTCCCTGGACCGAGCCCCGAGGGGTATACCCAGACACGAGTCACCCCCGCTACTCCTTTGCTCCACCTTTCGTAATCAGCGACGTTCCCGCCGTGGTCTCCTCGCGCTGCCAGAAATTCCAAAAAACGCACTCGAAAAGGTTCGGTGCCTTCCCGGTCAACGCCATCCGCCGTGCTGGCATCAACAACGCTCGCAGAAGATACTCCTGTGACGGGGGACTCGAAGGCCAGGGACACCCCTGGCGTAACAGTACCGGACGCTCCTGCAAGCACTGCCTTGATTTGGAGCGTGGCTGAGCCTGCTGTGAGCGTTGCATCGGCCGTTACTGTGTACTCAGCTCCGTCTGCGCGCCTGAGGAGAGTCTTCGCCAGAACCACAGCCCCTGTGGTTCCCGTGACCAAGGCTGTTGCAAAAGCGAAGCTAGGAGCATTTTTGGTAAGGTTGAAGACACTTGCCTGTCTCACCAGATAATCCTCGTCTGAGAGGTCTGGAAAAAGCTGCTTACCCAGATACTCAAGGTGCCCGTGAAGCAGGTGAGCGGCTCCAGCCAACACGCGCGCCAAGACGTAAACAATGGACCGTCTCAGCACCGCGCCAACAAGAGCAAGACGCGAAACAAAATCTGCCTGTATCCGAGTGATGAGCTGTGCCAGCGTCGGTCTTACGAAAGCCATGCTACCTCCCACAGTTTTGCGAAACGAAACTGAGCAGACACACCCGTGGGGCGTGTTATTGAAATAAACAGAACGTAGCCATCCCCTTCGAAGATTGCCGAAGAGTCAACCTTCTCAGCCACACCATCTGTAACAAGCCACGCCAAAGCCTCCTTAGCATACTCGGCCGCTAGGTCTAGAGTGCTTTGTATTTTCTTGACACGATTCAGGAGCCAGAGGCGCGAGCCCCAGCGGTCCCCATCTACCACTGGAAAAGTATCAGCCCACCAGCCGCCCTTGCCCGATTCGTCGTCTCGACGGTCGGTAAACAGGGATTGCATGACGGCAGTCTCAAGACCTTCGTCCGTGGCGAGGTCGTTTTCGAAAATCTCGAAATCGCCCGTCCTGCACTTTATATCACTCACGGTACCTCCGAGGGGGCAGCCGAAAGTCCCGCACATGTGCCTGCTACCCCACCTACTGTGGGAATGATGGCGCCTGCACTGTGAACGTGCGTGGCGAGGCCAATCCCTCCGGCCTTGACGGACCCCGCGACGATTGCCCCAGTGACGTTCAGGGCGCCGCTCATGTTTACCTGGGGGCTAGTAATTGTTACTTTGGTGCTGGCGACGACCGTCACCTCGGGCGAGGTCACTTTGGCTTTGGTGCTAGCGCTTACTTCGATTTCGTGTGTGGTGACCACGAGCTTGTTGCCTCTTCGAAAGATGATGCTGTCTCCTTCGTCAGAGTACAGCGCCACCTCACCCTCTTCCAGATTTTTCAGCCGAAACCTCCTGTCGTCTATGGCAATGACTAAACCATGGTCGCGCCGTCCGCCCACGAAGATTACGGCTGCTTCTGCCCCCCGTCCGTCTGCTGGCGCTGCGCGAGGGAACGAGGTGAAGCCGTAGTTTTGGAAGCGCTCCAGACCGTCGCGCACCTCGCCCTCTTGCAGAGTGAGCTGGGACGTTTGCAGCGTTGTGGAGTCATCCGCCCGCGCCAGCACCCCACGCGCAACCATGTTCGCTACGCGGGCTTTGAGGGGATTCAGGAAGCGGCCTAGGTCTGAGAGATTCATACGCCTTTCGCTATTTCTTTCCAAAGACCTGATTCAGCAGGCACCACAGGGACGGGTTTGAAAGCCTCTGGCCTGCGCAGCTCAAGATGTGTAGTGGACCCTCCGTTACCGAGCCCAAACTCTACCTGGGTAATCAGCAAGTCCGCATCTACCTCGAGTAGGGGCGACATGAGACGCACGAGTTTATTCAGGGGCCACAGACTCCCGTCTGCTTGCTGCCACCCTTGGACCACGACGGAACACGCCACACTGCGTGCGGCTCTCACGGCGACTTCCCACTGCGCCCGCGCTGTGGCCTGCTTTGCGTCCACGCTCCCTTCGGGCCTGACGTAGGTGATGCGCCGCGCATCAATGTTTGCGTCCTTTGCCGAGCCTCGAATTGAGGTGACGGCGGTTCCCCAATCCTCATCAGTGCCCGCGTGCGAACCTAGTACAAAGACTTCGCCGAAGCGGTTACTGCGGTCGTAGCGAATACGCGCACTGAGAATATTAGCCCCTTCAACGAGTGCTGTAGTGCATCGAGCAGTGCCCGAGCGGGTGAGTAGTAAGCCTCCTTGCCCATCCGAGATTGGGAGTAGCCCAGCTACACGACATACGTTTTCTAGGGCGTTTGCTGCTGTGTCCCCTGGTTCGATAGATAGTTTTTTTGGGACCGCTACGCTGGCGAGAATCAGCCCCGACTGCACCGACACTCTCAGCCCGTAAGGGGTGCAGAGTTTCTGAGCGAAGGCTAGAACATTTACGTTTGCGAATTCCCATGTCGTAAGTCGCGCGGCACAGTCAACCAAGTCACGTGCCGCATCCCGCCCTTCAATGGAGACCGCATGCGCCCCTGCGTCGTAAGAAATTTCCCGAGCATCCACGGCACCTGTGAGCAACACCTCACCCCCTACCTCGATGGCGCATGCATCCTCCTCGCGGATGGGCCAGCTCGTGGCCTGCGCTGCCCAGCGATCGGTCAACGCCACGCGAAAGGCGCCGCACATGCTCTCTAGACTACGCGTAACGCGCACGTCCGTCCACCCCCCATAGGCCTTCCCTCCCACCAAGAGGCGCAGTGCAGGCGTGCTCATTTTGAGAGCACCTCAATAGACGCCCCGCCCGGCACATAGGTAGGGTCCTTTATTTTATTCCTGTCAACGATTTCTTGTTCCCTCGTGGCATCACCATAAACCTCATACGCCAGCACGATGGAAGGTGTGTCACTCCCGCGTGTTATTTTCTCAATGTGCGGTAGGTCTGAATCCGGGCCTGGTACAGCCTGCACTAGGCTCGCCCGTAGTTCGGTCTGTGAGGCAAAACCAACATCATCCGCGCGCTCCACCTGTGCATCAATTTGAGCAGTGACCTGCTCACGTGCACTCACCGCATCGTCATAGCTAGCGTATTTGCTCTCAGCCACCGTCTGTGCGGCCTGCCCGATTCCCTCTTTCTGTGTATACTTCACGACAGCGTAGAAGTTTGCAGCCTTCGCTGCCCCACTGGGAGTTGATGCGTCTGGGCGCGTGCCTCCTACCCAAGTGGCCAAGCGCAGAAGTGTGCTCACCGGTGATAGGGATTTCGCTGATTGAAGAGCGCTCTTAAGCCCTGTTGCAATGCTCTGCACCTTGTCTGCGAGCATTTGGGGAGCATCAAGAAGAACCGTAGCATCTTCTGTCAGACTCCTGCTCTCCTGTAGCAGCGTAGCCAAATCCTGGTCACCTAGCGCATTGGCTGAGAGCACAGCATCCACCGTGGCACGTAGTGAGGTGAGAGCCGCATGCATTTCTATGCTATACGGGAGCCTCGTATACTCGGACAAAAAAACAGCAAGGCTCACAGCGTGCGAAGTATCTACAGCAGACGCGACAAGGCCCGCCCCACTCACAGCTGAGGTAGGGTTCAGCACCTCAGCGGTGGTCTCGATAAACTCAATCGAGATTTCACACATGCCTTTGGCGCGCGTTGTTTCCCGAAAACGGTAGGTACCCACCTTGACCGTACGTCTGCCGTAGGTAGGGTGCACCAGGTCACCGGGGCCAGGCTGCTCTAGTTTTGCTTGCAAAGCGTCTCGAGCATCGAGATAGTTTTCCCCTACAAAAAAACCCTCTACTGGAAAGGTCCTTCCCAGAGCACCAAGGTCTTCTACAAAGGGGGGGTTCTCAGAGAAAGGGAAATTGTGGATGGCGTTGGTTCGTCCTCCCGTACACTCGCTTGAGTAGACCTCAAATGAGAACCCCCGAAAGGATGCAGGGCCTAGATGTTCTCGCCAGCTCACGGGGTCTCCATTGAAGGATGCGTGTTGATTTCTACCTCAGTAGGCCCCTCGTGTTTGCCGTGCTCCACCCTAGCTCCGTGAGGCATATTTTTGAAATCTACAGTGACCTTCGATTTTGATTCTGCCGAGCCGGGCCCTGCATTACGTGGCTCACCACTCCACCCCGCTTTGTCTGCCCAGCGTTTGAGCTGTACGCCGGGGGCTACGGCAAATGCCCCAAGCTCAAGAGCACCGTTTGCTACAGTCTGAAGAGCATTCTTCTGCGCGTCTTTTTCAACATCTTCACGCCCGGACAGCGGCGTTACCGTCTCATCCTTGAGCGCTCGCCATGCGTCGGTGAGGTCCGACACGCCTTTGATGAGCTTGTCAATCTCTGAGAGGATTGGGAGGTCTTTGATAGAATCCCAGTTGGCCCACATTGCCACGACCGCTGCTGACAGCAGAAGCACCGGAGCGAGGGGAAGCCCTACCGCTGCAAGGAGCGCCCCGAAAGCTTCCGCGACCTCCATTACTCCAGAGGCCAGCGGAATCCAGAGAGGAGCACTCGCCGCAATGGCCACGCCCATGGGGCCTAGTTTCTCAAACGCCCACCCCACTGCGCTTGCTATTTTTGCGAAGCCCTCTGCTACCCTCTTGAGACCTCCCTCATGCACCCATTCCTTAATAGATTCCTTGGCCTCCTCAGCCCATTTCTTAATGTCCTCGCGGTGCTCCACAAAAAATTCGGTGACAGCTTCCGCAATCTCAATCAAAGCTGGGTACAGTTGAGTAGAGGCTGCATGCGTAATCCCCTCGAAGGACGTCTTCACATCAATGAGGGTCGACTCTACTTCCTCCGAGCCTTCGGCGAACTCATTCTGTCCTCCTGCTAGCTCATGGTACTTTCCTAAGGTCTTGCCTAGCTGCGCATCGCTCTGAGCGAGGAGGGCCATCAGCTGCACCGAGCCTTTGCCAAACGCCGCGCCTGTGAGCGCTGCACGCCGCATAGGGTCGGGGATTGCGGCAATAGCCTTTCGCATGAGCGTAAAAGCCTCGCCTGTCGACTTCGCCCTTTTTATTTGATGCGCTAGGACAGGTGAGACTTTCTGAAGAAAAGCTAACAGCTTTCCCTGACCGCCCTTTGCGTCGCCGAGATTTTTATTGAACCTCGACATTGACTCATCAAATTCTTCCTGGCTTACCTGCGCTTTCTTGGCCGCATACGAGAGGCCCGCGTAATAGGTAGCGGACATGCCAATCTGGCGCGACATTTTCGAGAGCTGCGCACCAGCCTCTATCGAGCCGTGGATAAGTTCGACAAAAGCAACTCCCCCGCCTATGGCCAGCAGCTCACCGAGCTTCGCTCCGAGTTCTAGGACCTCTTTGCCCAGCTCCTTACCAGCCGCTCCAATTTCTTTGAAGGCGCCAAGCACGGAAGGTTTGTGGTGATGCTTGCCTGACTCCGCGTCAATGATGTTCATCTCGCGGAGTGAGGCTTTGATTTTTGCAAAAGGCCCCGACGCGTGGTCTACCGCTTTTACAACCAGGGAGAGGTCATGCTGTGAGTGGCCCACGTTCTACCCTTTCCTTGCGTACCACTCTACAGCGCGTTCATGCCAGAAAAACAAATCCTCGAACGACATGTTGAGCAATTCTGTCGCAGAGAAATGAAACGTCGCCGCAAGGGTTGTTAGGGCGTCTTCCCACCCGTGCGGGACTTGGCCAAAAAACTCCATGCCTCACCACACACCGTATCGAGGTCAGCCATATCCAGCTTGTTGAGGATGGCCTCACTCTGCCCTGTGAGGCGCGATGCCAAGGTGAGCATGTCCTCAATGGTAGGGTCTCCCATGTGCGTGGCACGGAGAAACCTAATGTCACTCGGGCAGATTTTTTCTCTCATCTCCAGTTCAGTGATGGGCGTCGATTGCTCGGTCAGGAGAATGGGAACCTTCAGTTGAATTTTCACGGGCGTGCTCCAACACTACGGGTTAATTTCCACAGCCTCAAGTCCCTCCCAGCGGGATTTGACCGAGCCGTTTTTTGATTCCCCTGTACCCTCACCTGCGTACCACGCGTGCGAGAGGACCACGCTCTTTCCATTGGCGAGGTCGACCGTCACTGTCGCGTCAGACACCCCGAGAAACGCCTTGAGGTCCAGGTCCGGTCTGTCAAGCACGTCGACCTCGATGAAAGGGACCTGCCCCTCCTCCGTGTATCCTCCCGGACGGCCATCCGCCTTGAGGACCGCTGTCCTCTTCGGCACTCCGAGATTGTAGGTGGCGTCGCCAAGGCAGTCCTGCTGAATGCCCGCCGTCGTCACCCGAATCAAACCACCGCGTCTCTGAGTCATTTGTTTTTCTCCGGTGAAGTCTTAGAGCAGGAAGGACATTTTCGCCGCACGCCCTATGAGCTGGTTGATGAGATCCGGGGGAAGCAGGAAGTTGAGCCGATTTACATCCGTGGCATCCATCTCCACTACGAGGTCCCTCTTGAACTGCGTGAGGTCCTCTACGAGCGCCAGGTTAATCATGTCCTGAAACCAAGCCAGGGCTTCCGCTTTGCCCATGCGTGGGGTCATGACCGCCTGACCCGCCGCGTATTGGATGCCATCGTGCGCCAGCTTGTACCGCGCGAAGCGTGCCATTCGCACCACGAAGGAGTAGCGCAGGTACATGAGCGTGAATCTCGTGGTCGCATCGAGGTAAGCCACATCGGGGGAACCTACGGCGTTGCGCTGGTAGGTGGTGATGAGGCGCTCCAGAGCCACGGTCCCATCCACAGAAGGCACCACCGTAGCAATTCCCGAGCGAAGCAGTTGGTCTCGCGTGCTCCAAGGAAGTTGGTCCGTCTGAGCAGGTGAGAGAATTCCGGGAATGACCAGTGTCTGGAGGGGGAGTGCAGGGTCTTGCGCAGCGGACACTGCAACAATGCCGGCCGCACCAGCAGCAACCTCACAGGGGAGATTCGGAATCCCTCCGCTGAACAGGATGCAGTTCGAGGGGGAATTTCTTGAAGCACCCAGCGCCAAAGCACCTACCGCCGTACCAGCTTTGGCTGAGATGGCCACACCGTCAATCATGCGCGGCGCAGCACTGCGCGACGCCATCTCAGCCTCAAGTGAGGTGAGGCTCGTGGCATCCGTGTATGGGTGGGCGATGGCATGAAACCAGACGTCACCCATGGCAGTAATGAGGCTGGTCAGCACCGGGTTGGTCGCACCGCTTGTCATCACCCCGACCACCACAGCCACACCGGAGGGCAGTGCTTCGGATGTATCCCTGTAGTTGAGGCGCACGTCAATCTCGTTGCCACACGCGCCTGTGTTCTTGGCAATCAGTGTGACAACTCCCGCTTCGGCGTAGGCTATGACCGGGAGGTCAGTCGAAGCGTAGCCTGTAAGCGTTGCGCCGCTCACAGCCGCGTGCACTGCGTCGGTGGTGGCTAGAGCCAGGCTGTTTCCAATGCTCTTTGCCCGGAGAGAGACCACGGCGCTTGACGCCGTCGCATGGGCGACAAGAGACGCGGCCGCATGTGCATTGATTTGGGCGGCAAGAGAAGACGCTGCGGCATTGTCACTGGTATCTACCGAGTAGGTAGCCTCACCCGGAGTGACTGCGCCAGCCGTAGCGATGAAGGCGGTCACCCCCACCGTGACGTCATCACCCACTGCCACCGTGCTCAGTGTGACTGTGCCGCTCGCGTATCGGCCGATTGCTGAGGCGACGGCAGCGGCGATGACTGTAGCAGTGTCTCCAGAGGCGACCGCAACCTGCACCAGCTGCCCCCCGAGGTAGATAGAGAGTGTACCAGCAGCATTGGCAGGACCTGTCATGTTCAGACTTCCAGCGGCCGCTACCCCCGCTCCGTTGTCGGCCAAGACTCCGAGCCACACCTCGGTTGATTTGTTTGCAGCAAACCAGGCCAGAGCCTGGCGATGCAGCATTGACCCGCGCCCTGCCAGGGTCAAGGCTTGGTCGGCACTGAGCACGCGCTGAAGAGAGTTCGCAGGGGCGGTGCCCTCCGCTGTTTTCTGCCCAATGAGCAGCGCCCGATAGGTGAGCAGCGCAGGCCCTTGCTGTGCGTTGGCTGCGTTGAATTCGGCCCAAACGAAAGGAACTCTCGTTCCGGCCGGAATCTCATTGAAGGAAATGGTCACTGGGTCGCCCTCCTAAGGCAGTGTGACAACATCGTGGGACTGTTCGGCGGGGGCTTGCACACCCAAAAGTGAGGTGCGGATATCCGCCGTGGTGAAGTGGTCTGTAGGGTTCGGCATCCGAATCATTGTGTGGTACGTGCACAGGTACTCTAGACTGCAACAAGCCATCGGCTGATTACCCACGATGGCCGTACCAAGACGCGTGCGTCCAAGGACCGACGAAAATACGGTGCCGGCCAGAAAAATATCGAGGTCCATTGCAGCCTCAATCTGCAAGGCGAGGTCATCCATGGCTGCGTCGAGGTCGTTACCAGGTGACACCTTGACCCAGCCTTCAATGTTCAGCGTTGCAGTGCGGAGCAGCTCACGCGGCGCGCTTGCAGCGAAATTTTCGTCTATCTCCTCCTCCGCAACAAAGAGGCAGATGACCGGAAGCTCACCTTCGCGAGGTGGACCGCTCCGTGTCTTGTAGACGCGGTCTTGTGCGGAGGTACGCACGTAAGGCACTGGCCCTTTGAGCTGCGCCACGATGGCGTCTCGTATTGCCTGTCTCTCGTGTGCCATGCTCAGACCTCGTGCAGGAAAATCAAAACGCCACCCATTCCATCAGGCTCTACTTTTGAAGGCTTGTAGACCACTCCCCTTGCAGTGATGCGACACCCAAAGTCCGTCACTGGATTACTCGACAATTCTACCAGTCCCAAAAAAACCGCTGGCTCAGACGAAGCAACCCCCGGTTCCCCCAGAGGTACAGTCTGGTAGGCCTTGTCAAAAAGACCTCTGACCGAGACCGTGACTCCGGCTCCTGACAGGTACAGCACCGACTCTCCGAGCTGGTCTCGGACAGTGCGGTCAGTACCTGACAGGAGAGAGCCAAAGTCCATTACGGCACGATGCTTCCTGAGAGACGAAGAGAGGCGAGGAGGGCGTTGACCTTGACCTTGAGAGCATTCGCCAGAGCTTCTGCTGAAGCCAGGTCCGTGGCGTCTGCCGTAGCCACATCAGCGACCGCTACCTGTGGGACCAGCACAGGACACGGGTCGATGTACGCGCGCACGGTGGTGTCAGTCGCACCAGCCGCCGTCTCGGCGACTCCAACGAAGAGCCCCACCGGCAACGTGTCGAGGCGCTTGTTGGTGTCGTCCCAATACAGCTTGACCCCTTGGGCCATCGCCGTGGCTACGGCATTTTTCGGGAGGATGAAGAGTCCCTCGGGAATGGCCGGAACCATGTCCCCTGAAGTCACGTCGCGCGTGGCGACGCCGAAGAAACTTCCGACCTTGAGAGCCTCTCCACCCAGCCGGTTGTAGGGCGCGACAATGTTGATGACCCCGGCCGGGCCTCTGTACGCAGACGTAAAAGATGACGTGGTCATTTATTTATTTCTCCTATGCGGGTGAACTGAAAGGCGAACCGCCCGGTCTGTGAGGGGCCGGTTCGCTGTCCTGCTACGTCCCTGCGTTGGTGACCGCGCCCTTCGGGTCGAAGGCCTGCACTTGAGCATCAAGGCGCGCCTTCCACTCGATGCCGTCGGTACGCCACCCCAGCTGTTGCTCGAGAAAGGGCGCCTCTCCGCTACCTTGCAGGAAAGCCATCACGAAGGCCGGGGCAATTCCAGGGTCTGCGAAGATGTATCGCCGCGTGCCGGAGAGCCAGGGCGAATCCACCACGTCCTTGAACAGGGAGAGCACCAGGTTGGGCAACTGGAACTTCCCCGCCGTGTCAGTGTCGTAGGGGGCTGTGTTGAGCCGACGAGCCTGGTTGCCCAGCTCGGTAGCAACCAGAATCACTTTCGGGAGAAGGGAGAGGTACTGATTGTTGCTGATATCCTTCTGACGCTTCAAGACCACGCGGTCAGCATCCAGACCTGCGACGCTCAGAGCACTCCCAGTAGCATTGATGTTCGCGCGGCTCGCGTGGAAGAACGGGTTGGAGTCGCTCATGGTCGGCCCCATTCCGGCGTTGAGGGCCAACATGTCGTAGAACGCTTTTTCGAGCGTGAGCTTGAAACCCTGCCCGAAGCGGACCGCCATGTCCGCGTTGGCTCCCATGTCATCGTTGATTATGGACTGTCGACTGAGACCGATGATGTTTCCGTAGGTCTGGGTGGAGATGGCTGTCTTCAGACCATCAGGCATGGTTTTGTTTTTGTACTCTTCATTTTCCTTGACGACGTCCATCGTACCGAAGGAGCCCACGCGGAAACGATTCGAAAGCCGGAAATCAGGCACTGATTCAGTCTTACAGATGCGTTGCCAGGTGGTCTCGGCGAGGAGGTATGCGCCGAGAAGCATTTTGTGCATGACGTTCTCATAGAGGACGGAGAAGTCACTTGAGGGGGCGAATCCGGCCGCGCGCTCAGTGTACATGAACTGCTGACCTAAAAGCATCCGCTTGGCCATCTCGGGAGGAGCCACTCCGCGCGTCCTCTGCCCTTGCCTCTCAAGAACATCTTTGCCCAAGTCGAGCAGAGACATTCCGCGAAGCTCACCGCCGTCAACATCCACGTCCGCGAAGAGCTTCGCATGTTGGGGTGAGAGCTTCCCAGCCTTCGCCAGCTCACGGCACTTCAGCGCCTCCTCCATGTGCCCACTCTTCTCAAGCAACCACCCACGCACCTGGGCATTGTATTTGTCACCATCGGTGACACCTACCTCAATGCGCGGCTTGACGAGCTGCACAGCTGTGCGCTTTTCCAGCTCGCCCATCGCAAGCCCGCGCGCCTCGACGAGCGACACGCCATCAGTGATGAGTTTCTCGGTGTAAACCTCATCGAGCTGCGCCGCTCGACATGCCGCGCGAATCCCTGATGCACGCTCCCGCTCTTGCATCGCAGCTCGTGTGGCGATTTCCGCCGCATTTCGCGCGGCCTCTTCCGCCAGCTTCTTCTTCTCTTCTTCGGTCATTTTGTGCTCCTTGTGCGAAAAATCTTCTCTGCGAAAATGCGCTCCAGCATCAGCGGGGATTGCCACGGCTGAAATCTCGCAGGGCTCCCAGTCAATCACGCGTACAACAGGCACGCCGTCTTGCTCCCCTGCTTTCTCGAATGCGTGAATCTTGTACCCCACTGAGACCGAGCGAATCACTTTCTGTTTGACCAGCTCGTAAACGCGGTCTGAGTCCGCATTTGTGCCCTTCGAGGGGAACCGGATTACCGCCGTCCCTCCACTAGGCGTCAGAGTAGCTGAATCAATCACCCCCAGGATGCTAGAGGTAGAAGGGTCGTGGTCTGCAAGAAAAGGCGCGGTGCCGCTCTGAAGTCGCCCCATGCGTACATTCTCAGGGGCGATGGCAAGCTCCTCCAGAGAAGGCACTTCGTACAGGTAGCGCTTCAAAACACGCGCACCTGTCGTCCAGACGACTTCCACGGTCCGGTCCTGCTCTGCTTCGCCTATGTCGGCGCGAAGAAACAGCGTTTCTGAATCCAGGCTGCGCATGTTTAGACTCTGTCTACTACTGGAGTAGGTGTCAAGTGGAGATTCAGGTGCTGGGAGCGAGGTCTTGGAAGGAGCATGAAGAGCCTAGACGACGCTTATTGAGGCGGAAGACAACTGCCATGAGGACCCCGGACTAAATCCCAAGGCCTCGCTCCCAGCACCTGATGACTATTTAATCCACGTCGCACCATCCCGCTTTCGTTGTACGCCGTTTGACCAATCCCCTGCAAGCACATTCACGCTTCCCACCACGACAATGTCATCGGAAAGAGCCGAGCGAGCCCCCGTCGCCGGATTGTAGTAGCAGACACGAAACATCTTTCGCTTGGAAGGAAGTACCCCAGCAAAAGTGACGTCGCTTTGAAACTCCTCCACTCCGGCCGCACCCCTCCAATAGGGAATCCAGCGGCGCCCGTCGTGGTGATACTGCACGTCACTGCCCTGCCCCCCGGGCTTTGGATTAAATCGCCAAATCTCCACAGCCCATGCAGGGTCAGGCAACCCTACGTGGATGCCATTCGGGTGATTTGTCACATGCATTTGTTTCCAAATCGGGAGGGGTCCACTCCCGAAAAGAATTGCACAGACCACAGGAGGCGAACACAGCAGACGCCTGTCCTTCCAGGTCAGCTTGAGAAGTTGCCCACCAGGCACTGTGCCTCCGAGACCGGTGATTCCGAAAGCCGCATCACCTACGGTCGGAACTACAGCGGTCTGCCTATGCAGGTGCATGTAATCGGGGCCGTATTGAAGAGGGATGTATCCCCCTCCTTGGTCCATTTCTACGCTCGTTTCTCCTGCTACGTCTTTGAAATAAAACCCGAAGGGTAGACCGAACTTTGTTTGCCCTGCTACCGTTGTGAAAATCTTCGTGCGCTCGATGACGTATTCATCGAGTGTTGGGCCGGGAATCCCTTGGGGGCCCTCGGGGCCCTCGGGGCCCATCGGTCCCATGGCGCCTGCAATACCTGTGTCCCCTTTGGGGCCGGTCGCTCCCGGGGCACCTGCATCTCCTGGGTCTCCTTTAGGACCGGTCGCTCCCGTGGCGCCTGCGATACCTGTGTCCCCTTTGGGGCCGGTCGCTCCCGGGGCACCTGCATCTCCTGGGTCTCCTTTAGGACCGGTCGCTCCCGTGGCGCCCGCGTCACCGGGGTCGCCCTTGGGCCCATTCAGACCCGTGGCACCAGCGCGCGCCACCACGTCCCAGTCTACAGCGGCGAGGGCAGGTTGCTCTGTCGTCTGCATACGCGCTCGGTAGGTAGACCCGATGCACTCCACCACGTCGCCGGCTTCGTAGGTGCCTGCTACCCACGTGCCGCGCCATATCCAAGCGGGCTCTTCTCCGGCTGAGGCTGCTGCACGAAAGAGTACCTGAACTTCTGCGAGTGTCATTTCCGCACTCCTTTTTCTGCAAGCGCCCGCGCCATTAAATGCACGAGGGGCATGACCTCGGGGGCGAGGTCACGCGCAGCTTCTTCGGGCATGGGCACTGCGTCTTTTTGTTGCTGCCCTTGCCCTGTTGTGTACCTTGGGTCTGAGTCGAGGATTATTTTCAGCTTGTCCAGCAACTCATTGTCCGTGGCGATTTCTCGCAAATGCGTCTCAGGGTCTAGGCCCTGTTCTCTAAGCGCTGCTGACAGCGACATGATGCCATTTCGAATCAGTCTCGAATACGCGAGGCCCTCTTTGTCCGGCTCCAACATCGGCATTGGAGGAGGTGTCCACTCAGCCGCAGGAAGCTCACTAACCATGCCCAAGGCACCTGACAGCTCAAGTGCTTCCATGGCCCAGTCCCAGACCGGCCCGCACAGCTGGGGAATGAGGATATTTTGCTGCCAGTGGTGCACGTTCGCCCAATGCGCCAGGCGGGCCATGCGCGCGCTGGAAAAATTCACCTTTGACCAGTCGCCCGAAAGCTCCTCGTAGGTAATGCCCATCGAGGCCGCTACGCGGCGCAGGGTACGTTCTGGGAGGCCGTCCAGAGTAGCGGGAGGAGGGACACCGAAGGTGACCGTCTTCCCCGGGGGGAGCTGGGAAATCATGCCGGGCTCGAAGGTCTCCACAAGGGGGTCGTCTTCAGATTGCTCCCCCATTGCATCACCTGGGCCTGAGTCTGTAACAAATGCAGCAAAGCAGGCTGCAATCTTCTGCTTCACCAGCTCGGCATCTTCGAGGTCGCTCAGGTCCTTCAGCGGCACAATGGCCGCTGCTAGCCAACTCACACCTCGGGTCTGCCCCGGACGTTCCTCCTCGAAAATATGCAAGACGTCCTGCGCTGGGACAAAGCTCGAAGGCACTGCGTTGCGTCCGCTCCCCGGGTGATTTTTGAAAAGCCAGTATCCGGCACGCCTCATGTATTGGTCGAATTCCACGCCCCTGATGATGGGCCCTCCTGAGTCCGAGGTGAGCAGAAGCTTGGTATGGTCCAGGTAGTCAGACTCTATGACCTGCAACTCTAGATTTATTTCACGCCCACGCACTCTGCGAAAGCGCCTCTGAATCAAGACCTCGCCCGACTCCACCAGGCTGCGCATCACTAGATGCTGGATACCGTAGAAATTCTTTCTGCCCTCTACTGCGCAATCGGTACTCCCTGCCCATTTACGCCAGAGGGTATGGGCCTTGCTCGCTTTGGGGCCACTGGCCTTCGGTACGATTCCCCAGCCAACTGTGTTGTTTGCAACAATTCGCTGGGCACGCCGCGCCCAGCCGTTGTTTCGAATGAGGTCACGCGCGTGCCCGCGCAGCCAGAGCAGCGAGAGACCTAAGGAAAGGTCCGCATCCAGAAAATTAGATTGTGTGGGCCAACCGCTGGTACGCTGGGTCTGTGAAGCTGCTTCGTAGTGACGCTTGGCCTCACGCGCCCCCCCAGCTTCGAGCGTGGAAAGCCTCTCTGTCAGAGCACGCGCCTTAAGCCGCGCAGTGCCCCACGCGGGGGCAAGGGACACTAGCAGTTTATCGAGCCCTGAGATTTTCACAAACCCTTCCGGGTGGAACCCCACCGGTAGCGTGTCTTTTGATTTGAGTCGTGCAGGACTTCATCACGAACACGCGCAAGCAGTGCCCACATTTCAGCCGCGTTCTGGTAGGTGACCGTTCGAGCCGGCGGGCCAGAATAACTCACCGTGAGCACCCCGGAAGCTACGGCAGTCTTGAGCGAGTCGACGTCTGCCTGTGTCCAGAGAGGAGCAGCCATACCTCCGGGCTAGCACAGCCAAAAACTCAGGTCAACGTTTGAGCCACCCCTTGCCGCCCCCGAAACCTTTCCCTCCTCCGAGCCAGTTCCCCGAGCGGCGAGGCTGCATAGGGGGTTTCTCCGAGGGAGGCTGAGGCGCTGTCATCGGAGATTGAGCCGAGGGCTCAAGCGTTGCCCTGAGTTTTTGGCTGTGCCCCCATATTTTCTGCGCTGTCTCTGCCACTCTTTGGGCTGTTTCTGTGTTTGTTTCCGGCTCGGTTGATGGCTTTTTCGGAAGGGTACTTGCCCCCCTCTTAAGCCTCTCGAGTCCGCACCTTGAAGCAGCGGCTCTAGCATAGATTCGGGTGTCCAGATGATGGTTTTCGCGCCCCTGAATTGACTGCCACGAGAGTGTCTTGACCCCTTTTTTGGTCTCGTATACCAGCCTTTCAGCCGTCAGTTGCCTGAAAAATTCCTCGGGGTACTCAGGGAAATGGCACCACCCGGGCGGATATGATTCATTTGCTCCAGGACTTGGTAGATGCAGCCACCCATAAAGTTCACTCTTGGCCCCGTCTACCCCTATGGGCCATAGGCGCGCGCCACCCCGGATGATTTTTTTACCTGCTAGAGAGACGTCCACGGGGGTGGGAACTCCTACCAGCGCACGAACGCCAGCCACACCCCGCACTGCCATCACCCGCGCCCCTGACTTGCGCCTCACCCAAGCGTAGACGGTCTGTGAAAAAGCCGCTGCATCAATGGCCAGCATGGAGATATTATGCCCGTCATACTGACGGTCCAGAAACTCATCAAGCTGCTTCCAGACGTCTTCACCCGCTGTCGGCCCGAGCAGAACTCCAGAATCAATAGACCAGGATTCCCGGCCTGCGCCCCAACCCACCACCTCGTAGACTAGACGGTCCTTCTGCGTGTCTACACCTGCCGTAAGAAATCGCACGCCTTCGGGCACTGTCCCTACTGGATATTTTTCCCGTCGCTGGTAGAGAGGCTCCCAATCAGGAGCGTCTGACTCTTCCTTCGAAGTCTCCGCAAGGACCGTATTTGTGAAGGTGCGCATTGTTTCACGCCCTCCCTTTCTGGCGGTCAAAAACTCCTCGGCAATCTGCGCCCAAGTTGCGTTTGGTGAGTAGGAATAGGCTGCCCAGATATGAAAACTTGCGTGCCCGTGGAAGGGTTTCGCCGCTCGCCACTCTCCCTTTGCCACCATGTCTCTTTTGTTTTTATGCTCTATCCTGCATCCGTTCTGCGCGCAGACGAAGTGCACGTCAGTGGGGTGCGTGCTCTTTTCTTCATGGGTGAATTTAAGGTGATGACCTCTGCCGTCGCTTCGCCGAGTGAAGACCAGGAAATCCATATGCCCACATGTCGGGCAAGGCACGAAGTAGCGTCGCTGGTCTCCCTCCTCAAAGAGTGACTCAATTCGACTCGCTCCCTCTACCAGTGGTGTCGACCCTGCTATTATTTTGCGGTTCCAGAAATACTCGGCGCGACCCATGCCTAGCTTGATAGGGTCACCGTCCGAGCCCGCGCTTGCTGGATACCCATCGACCTCATCGAAGAGGACTATTCGGCACGACCTTCGCCGAAAGCCCGCACCCGAGTTTGCCCCTACCATCGACAGAGCACCACCAGGAAATCTCTTGGCGAGAATTGTGTCGGCTGATTTCGACACCATCCTATTTGATTTTGCTTCGTCCTCTACCTGGATTGCCGCGAGAACCGGAATGTCTCGGAGCATCGGAGTGATTGTTTCTTTTGAGAATCCTTGCGCGTCCGCCAACGTAGGTTGGACCGCTAACATCGAGCAAGGGTCTTGGTGCATGTGGTAGCCTACCGTTGCTCCCACCATCAGCGTGAACCCTACGCGCTTTGATTTCATGAAGCTTAGCTGCGTCACGCGGGGGTCTGTGACACAATCCATAGGCTCCCTCTGGTATGGGAGCGTGTGCCATCGGCCTGATTGCGCCGCTGATTCTGCTGAGAGCCTGTAGTATTTATCTGCCCACTGAGACAGAGTCAGCTTCGGCGGTGGGCGCACGGCATCCCGCACGCCCTTCCAGAGGTCCGCAAAAGTGGCTACCCCGTCGAGTGCCTTGCTCACGGTTGCCACTCCGTAAGGTGTTCGAGCGTTTCACTCACCAGCGACTCGAGGACCTCCAAGTCTGATGGGGTCAGGTGGGGCAGTGCTTGAATGGCCCTCGAAGGGACTCCCAAAACTGCCGTTCGAAACGCAACGAGCATTCTCGAAAATCCAGCGGCCGCTTCCCCCCGCAGAAGCACCGACCCTTTGGCCTCTGCGAGTTTTATCTCTGCTAGCTGCGCCTTTGCTTCCTCGTGGCGCGCGCGTGCTCTGTTGAAATTTTCGACGAAGTTCTCGATGCCACCCGGGGTCTCCTCATCTTCGGTCTCGTCTTCGGTCTCGTCTTCGGTCTCGTCTTCGGTCTCGTCTTCTGGCTCGGGGGTGCCTTGATGAGGTGTCCTAGCGGCGCGCAAGCCTGCCAGCACTTCAGCGGGCGGCATCCGCATGACCGGGCGAGTATTCGCCTCCCATTCCCGGTCAGCAAGTTCCGGGTCCCCTATGCGGTCTACCGGCGGTTCATCAGGCGACCTCTGGTAGCCCACGACGGAAGCTTTGAGGCGCCCGGTGCGGATTGCTTTTTGTACGGCGTGTTTTGCGACGCCTCTTCGTGAGGCGTACTCTTGCGCGGTGAGAGGTGGATGCACGGGGGCCATGCCTCTGGTCTACCCTTGCGGGGGTCCTGCTGCAACAGAGGCCTTCTGGAGGGTCTGTGAGGGCCACCAGTGAAAAAACGACATGCACGGTGGTATTCAGCGAGTCTGCGCCC